TCGGCGTCCATTAATCTTTCCTCTCAACAGGAGGTGGTCTTGGTCTGTCTTTTTCTTGCGGTATGTTAAGCGCCGTTGACGCCAAATCATCAATTTTGGTGATGTCACATGACATAGCGGTAACGCGCTTATCAAGTTGCTTGATGATGCCTATTAGGCTTTTAATCTTCTCAAGCACACTATCGAGCAAGAATTTCTGCGTCAGGTAGACAAAATACATTCCGCCAGTCGCCGCCGCGATAGGAAATCCTACGTCCGATGCAAACTGTAAGAACTCCATTATTTACTCGTCCACCAAGCAATGAACGAAAATATCGCACCAACAGTAAAGACGATACCACCGATAAAACCTTTGTAGCGCGTCTGCTCGGTTTTCATCTCGTCAAGCGCGGCTATGATAGCGTCTAGCTTTCTCCCTCTGTCTTCAAACACTTCCTCAAGCGCGTCAATGCGCTGCTCTACTTTAGCTAAACGGCAGGCTTCGTCGGGCATCTCGACCTCACTTCAAGAATCTAAGTTTATAAAGAACGGTAAAATAGGTTTCCATAATACCATCAATCAAGTTTTGAATTGGCGTGTCATCTTTACCGCAGACTTTATAGCGGTTTTCATCAATCCACGTCACTTGTTTCTTTAAGAAGTCTTCAATATTATCGACATTTTTACTGCCGATAATCTCAAGGTCTTTAAGGAGCTGATAGCTACCCTGATACGCCTCTGTAATGCCGTCGGCTTGTTCGATAATCTCATGATAAAAGTCGTTAAGCGCTATGTGCGCGGCAAAGCTACGCGTCCGCAAATGCTCACGGTGCGCAACATCTCGTGCAAGGAATAATAAAGAGATGAAATGTTCCATTATATGTCTATCCTGTTAATGTTGTCCCAGTAACCATCATCTCTAGCGCTAGCTGATTCGGGGTCGTGTTGCTCACCATAAATGTCTTCAATTGGCTCACCGTCCATATTACGCAAAGCATAAACACAGTAATAAACCGTACCATCTTCAACGGCTGTAATTTTGTGTTGATGTTCTTTTCGGATAACAATAAATGTTGGTGCAGTAAATTCTTTAGGCTCGTGACCTTCAATCTCAACAGATACTTTGCCCGATACAAGCAGTGTCACATGGTCAAATTTATGCTCATGCCCACCGTGAGTTTCACCAGCTAGTTCTAGGACGTTTTGCTTTACCCAGATATTACCGAAATAGCCTAGTTCAGCAGTTTTCATGGAATCTGCACCCCTGGTGTAAATTCTTTCCAAGATACAGAAGGCTCGTCCCAGTAATACTGTTTATCATCTTGCGGGTAAGGAATAGGAGATTGCCAAGACATAGTGTCAATGTCACCTACCCAAGAAGGGTAGGGTTTTCTTGCTTGATGCTCTGCTTGTTTATCTGCGTTAAATTCTACTTCTGAAAGCACCTTAATTACGCCAACTAAAGTAAAATCTGCATCGTCATCACACGTTCCCCATAGTAATGGCGGCTTACTAAGTGAGCCGTCTGGGTTTGAGGCAATAGGGAAATCCGATTCATTTTGAAATACAAACTGAAACCCCTTTATATTTGGGATTGCTGGCCCTGTACGCATAGGTTCTTCTGTACAAAGAATATTAGTTTGTGCATCAATATTTGTTATTTGTATGTACATAAATGTTTCCTGTTTTAAATTGGTACCCTGCGAATAGCTCTGACATGGTAGCTATTGGGTTTATATCCGCTGAAATTGTATTGGTTTCCATTAAGAAAAGTCTGTAGCCGTGCATTGGCAAAGTTGTTCTCAGTAGAAGACCAATGGTTATAAGATGGGAACGCTTCCGATTCACCAGTCCTAAACCCAATGCCAGCGCTAGTTTGAGCTGGTGAACCACTAGTGTAGTTTGTGCTTATTGGTTCTGGCGACACTGCGTTGGCGTTTTTACCGTTACCGTTGCTGCCGTTGCCAGCAGTGTCATTATTATCTGTTGTAGGTTTTAAGAAATAATATAGCACTTCAAGCTCGTTCCATGCGGGTAAATACCAATCGCTATACGCACCAATAGTTAAATTTTCGCAAAAGTTTGCCGCTTCATACGCAGCACCAAGAGCAGCCAAAGTGGCGCTATTTGTTGGCCCATCAATCGCGGACGTTGTACCAGTTGTTGTTCCGTAAACCCCCCATGACCTACTTGAGTTTTGACCCGTTGCTTTAGGCGCAACAACTAAGTAATGCGTTGCGACGCCGTCTCCTGTAGTTGATATTTGCCCTGCATAGAACCCTCCACCAAAGGCTTGACCTATACTCATTTGTGTGGTGACGCTATTACTTGCAGAGCTAGCTGACCCCGCACCTGCGGAATTTGTTGCCGCTACAGTAAAGGTATATGCCGTCCCCCCTGATAGACCTGAAACTGTAATAGTGCCAGACCCTGCTTGACTTAATGTGCCGGTAATACCGCCTGGGCTTGATGTGGCGGTGTAAGATGTAATTGTAGAGCCACCATTATCAGAAGGTGCAGTATAAGATACTGTAGCTGTCGATGTACCTGTCGCTGTAGCTGTGCCAATAGTTGGCGCTAATGGAGTATTAGCTGCCACTGAGCTTGTTGCATTACTTGTCGCAGTATTAGACCCTACACCATTGCTAGCAGTCACTACGCAAGTCATTGTAGACCCAACATCATCCGTAACTAATGTGTATGAGCTAGAATTTGTGCCTACATTAGTTGCGCCGCGTTTCCATTGATATGAAAAAGTTGTTGGCGAGCCTTTCCATGTACCTGTAGTGGAAGATAAAGTTTGCCGTGCTTGTGCAGTTCCTGTGACTGCCGGAGCAACGGTATTTACTGGGCTGCTAAGATACGAAGCGCCCACAATAACTTGCATAATGCCTGTCATGACACGTTACCTGTTACTACACAAGATGTTGAGCTTAAGTATAATATAGTCGCAACGCCGCGTGTGGCTAATGTAATAGTAGAACCGGATTTATTAGTGTTTGACCCCCCTATATATGCCGTAGTAGGGTTCATGGTCAGCGTTATATCTCCAGTAGTATTATTAAATACGGATATAGCATCCCCTGTTGCGACGGCTACACTATCGGAATAAGTAGCTGTAGGAACAACAATAGACCCGCTAGCCCCTATACCGATATATTTACCAACATCAGTAGAAGCCAATGTGTACGCAATAGTTTTGTCTGAATTAGATTTAGGTATATTTCTATACCCGACTGCGTTGGTGCCGTCTGCTGTACAATTTGTAAGCGTACCGCTTGTAGGCGTACCTAACGCGCCGCCAGTAAGAACCACCTGCTCATAGCGCACGGAATCCCCAGCAGACGTGCCAGCGGCAAGGCCTGTGAGTTTCTTAGCGTTCATTGGCAAGTTAGCTGACGGCGTAGACTGACCGTCACGCGTGATACAGTTTGTCAACGCCGTTGCAATGTCACTGTTGGTTGTGTTAGTTGTTGATGATGAAATCGTTGTGCCGGTAACAACGGGGTTGCCAGCAGGCAGGTTATATGTTCCAGAGCCATTAAAAGCCATTATTGTTCCCCTTTATATGATGTGCGTGATTGCAATGCAGATAAGCCTTGACCTGCTAAACCGCTTGCGCCTATTCTAAGGTTTCGCTCGTCATAAGGCAAACGAGATTGCGCTCGTTCAATAGCGTTAGCAAATGCTTCAGACGACATAAGCTCTTTGGACAGTTTATCCGCGATTGCTTTATCTGCTTGTTTAGTAGCGATAGTGTGAAGCCATTTTAATACCGCGCCGCCCGTAGAAAGTTGGAACGGTGTGTGAGGCGTGGCTTCAGACGCTACTTTGCGCGTAGATTCGCCTACTTGACGACCTTTTAACGCTAACGCTTCAAATTTCTTTTCGTCTTGAAGTGCCGCCATTACTTCTTCTACGGCGCGTTTAATTTGCGGTTTACCTTCAGTCAAATTATCTAATGCACGCGCTGTATCATAAGGGTGGCTAGGTGTTTGCTTTCTTACATCTTCGAGCATTGACTGAATATTGGCGGTTTCTTTAAAGTCTGCCAATTTAGCTGCGCCTTCTTCTTTGCCATAAGTGGCTTTTAAAAGCGTCGCTATGCGTGAGTTATCAAGCGCTTTAATTGTCTTAGCACCTGCATTTTCAACGCCTGTTGTCATAGGCTCAAACGCATTATCAATGACTTGACGCGCCAACTCAGGCTTAGCTTCAGGCGTCAGCTTATGCAATATGCGCCCCATTGTTCGAGCGTTAGCGCTTACGGCTATTTTAGCTAAATCTTCTGCGTCTGACGCGTTGACTAAATCTTTAGCGGATTTACTAATAATGCGTTGTTGATTAGCAACCGATTCATCTACTACTTTAGGGATAACTTTAGCTTGTTCGTTTAACGCGGTTTGATTGGCATTAAAGGTATCTAATTTTGACGCTATACCTTCTAAATCTTTTGTTACGTTGACGCCAGTAGAATCAAGCGTTGCTAAAGCTTCTCTATGGTTTCTAAAGAAAACGGTAGGGGATACTCCCCCTTGCACTACTTCATCATTAAACTTACCTATAATGCCTGTTTTAATAGCTTGCATTGCGTCAGGGTCGTTTCCAAACGCGCGAATAAAATCGCGAGAATGGTCTGCATGAAGAAACTTGTCTGCCACTTCAGAAGGGTTAATTTTAGGCCGAAAAACACTGTTTAGGTCGGTTAATTTATCTACCATACCTTGTCTAAAAGGCTCAGCAACAGTGGTTCTAAACTGCTCATTCGCTTTATTGAATACTTTTCTAGCTTCTTCAGGCGCGTAGGTTTCAATAGACTTATTGATACCTGTTTCTAACTTTTTCAAATTTCGACGCGTCATGTTAGACTCTGTATCTGACGCACCTTCAATACCTCTAAGGTCGTCTAATATTGCAGACCTAAGCGTATGCGCATCTTGTAGCGTCCCCCCAATAGGAAGCCCAGAAGTGACTGACGCCATAGGTTTACCTTTAGCATCTAGTAAAATAGGGCCTGTAGCTTCTTTTTCTTTAAAAATGTCTAATATTTCATGAACCCTTGGCGCTCTTTTAGGCTCTATCGCTGTTGAAAGCGTATTTTTAATCCTATCTGCTTCTGCCAATAGCGGTTCAAAACTGAACGGTGCGGGGGCTAAATCGTAAGCCTGCTGATATAGCGGACGAACTTTGTCATGCGCCGCTTTTTCAAGCGCTTCTTTGCGCTGTGCAATAGTTTCGCCAATGTCTACTTGTTTAGGCTGTGGGATTGCGCTTTCAAACGCTTGTTTGTTTGCTACAACACTGCCCTGCGCGGTTTCATTTTGACGTAAAAGCTCTGCGGTACGCGCTGCTTTAGTGTCCTCAAGAGCGCCTTTTTGTGCAATTACCGCGTCGCGCACGTTTTGATATGGCATGGCTTTAGGTACATTGCTAATAGGTAATTCACCTTGTTGCACTGCATTAAGTGAGCTTTGCGCTTGATTAACTCTTGATGCTAGTGCTTCTTTTTCAGCTTCACGTTTAGCCATCCATTCAGGTGCAGTCGCTTTGTTAATTTCTGACGATTGAATAATAGCCGCAAGGTCAGGTGATTGAATGTCTGTTGCAAGCTGTTCGGGTGTCATGCCTGCGCGTAACTTTTCAACTGCTTCAGGCGGTTTTGCACCGCGCAAACTTTCTATAATTTTAGCGTCTAAAATAGCTTGTTTGCCTGATTCAAATAACGGTTTTCCTATAGTCGCTACGCCGCGAACAACAGGTGCTAACGTGCCGGATATTGCGCCTGTTGCCGCGCCAAGCCCTGCATTGCCCATAGCTGAGCTATTGGGGTCAATTAGCTGTCCCGCCGCTGTATTCATTAACGCGCCAGCACCTACTTTAGCAATATAGTCTTTTGCGTACTGCTTTGACGGGCCTGTGCTAAGACCAAACGATTCCGCTGCCGCCGCGACATTTTCCGGCAGCTTTGCCATTCTAGCGCCAGCGCCTGTTGCGCCGCCAAGCGCCATTAAAGGCGCTGTTTCACCGCCAAACTCGCCTACTTTAAATGGGAGGCTTTCTGGGTTTGCGCCCATCCCTTGAAGTTGCTGTTGAACTGCGGCTTTATATTCGTTAGCTTTTTCAGGCGACACGGCGTTAACTGTTTGCGCTGCGTTAACGCCAATATTAGACACACCTTGCGCTCCGCCAGCGTAAATATTACCTAGATTTTGCATCGTTGCAGACGGTGTATTGGCAACATATTCGCCAAACCGTTGAAGCGTTGACTTTTCTTCTGGTGGTGCTTCCAATGGCGCTTGTTCTTGAGGTTTCCAATTAGATTTAAAATAGTCAAGCGCTTGTTCTTGAGTTGCTCCTTGAGGCGCATCTATCTCATATTCTTTACCGTCCGGCGCGGATATTACATAAGTAGCCATTTATTGCCCCTTTAATCTTATTGCCCAGCCGCCTTGCCCTGCGGGTTGTTTAGGTGCTTCTTCCTCAGTGGGTTTGTATCGACCAAGTCCTTTTCCTTCGTAATCAAATTTTCTGCCAGTAGACTTCATTGCGTCGTTGTAAGTAGCGGCTATTGACTGAACGCGGCCACCCAATAATTTATGCGTATATTCTTTAAGTTGCGCAATTTGTTCAGGCGATTTAGCAGACGAAAACATATTGGAAAATTCATTTCGCTCTCCAGCGGAGCTAAGGTTTCCTATTACCGCTTTAGATACCTCTGGCCCAACAATATGCGCAATCGATTCTGCCGTTTGAGGCCCTGAAACACCAAATTCTTTAGCAAGTTTTTGCGCGGCAGCATTGGCGGTTTGCACATTTCCGTTTTGTAAGGAGTCAACCAAGTTCGTATATAAGTCTATATGCTGACCCACTGTTCTAACAGAAGTTAAGTTTTGCCCATATTGCCCAGTAGTAAACATTTTTTCGGCATTTTTAGCGCTTGCAATATCTGCTTGGCCGCCTATATTTTTCTTAAAGTATTCTGGGTCTATAAGACTTGCGGCGTATTGAGCTTGACCGCGAAGGCCACCTTTTGTAGGGATATTAGTTAGCGGCATTCCGCTAGTTAAATTTCGCGCGTATTCTTGAAGTACAGGGTGCAAAGCCGCAAATGCCGCAGCCTTATCTGGCGGCACAGAATATCCACCTAAAGCTCCGCCAACAGGTGGCGCTCCAGTAGGCTGAGGTTGAGGTGCGCCAGTAGGCGCTCCACCAGTAGGCTGAGGTTGAGGTACGCCAGTAGGCGCTCCACCAGTAGGCTGAGGTTGAGGTACGCCGGTAAGCGTAGGCATAGGCGAAATTTTACCTGTGCGCCGGTCAAACACGCCTGTTTCACCTGTGGGGTACTGATATGGCATAAATGAAGGGTCACCTCCACCTTGATTTTGCCGTAAACTTGCCGCCAAACTAATATTTGCTGCTTGTTGCGCAAGTCTTTCATCTTGCATATTCTTTAAAAAGATTCGCTGTTCTTCAGCGCGGGTAGCTCTTTCTTCGGCGTTTGCAGCGGCTATTTCTTTTTTGTTTTGCAATGCTTCTTGTTTAGTTTCTTTATCCTGCTGCTTACTGTACATAAACTGCTCATGCGCTTGCAGTGGTGCGGCGTACTCTGGCGCAACGGGAATTAGACTGCTAATAGCGCTCATTCGTTGGTCAGGCGTTAAATCTTTTGCAGGCTGTTGCGTGAATTCTTGGCGGGGGACAGTTTGTGGCTGTTCACCTCCGGTAACGCCCGCCCACAGTCTACTTCCCCAAGAAGGCGTTTGCTCAGGTGTCGCAAGGCTGTCGCGCATTTCTTGAGGGATTGGAAGCCCTGCTTGCAGAAGTCCATTAGCCAAGGCTTTGTTTCTGGTCATTTCTGCCTTATCCAAATCTTCTCTAGCGCTGCTTTCTTGATACGCGCCAATGATATTTTGCAACGCGCCAAGCGCGGCTCCACCAGTATTAGGAACGTACCATCCGCTGACCATTTGACCTGCGGCTACATTGTCGCCTTGTTCTTGCAATTTGCGAGCTAAAGCAATTCTATCTTTAGCCCCAAGCACTTTTTCATCGTATAAACTAGCCATTAGAGCCTCCAAATAGCCCATTCCACTTGTTTTGCAAACCTTTCATAAAGCTACCCTCGTCAGGTGTTTTTGCTTGCTGTGCAGCAAATTGAGGGTCATATTGACCAAACTCATCCGCGTACTGCTGTGCGTCGCTTTTGCCAGCTTCTTTAATCGCCTGATAACCTTTGCCAAGCGCTTCCGCGTTCTGCATTATGGATTGCGCTGACGGCGCGGCATTACCTCGCGGGTATTGCGGTTGGTTTCTAAGTGCAGCCACCAGCGCTGCGTGTTGGTCTTCACCTAACATCATTACACTAACCCCAGCATTTCATAATTAACCATTTTAAACCCACTTGGGTGCATAACGATAGCTTCTGGCATAACTTGTTCCACTTCGTCTGCCATAACGCCAGCAAACGGCTCACCCCACAAGTAATCCCATGTGTAAAGCCCAATGCCAAGAACGTGCGTACCAATACGTTTAATGTTCTTTTTAAGCCTTCTGTCAGACTTAACCGCCGCGCCAATACCTGCGCCGCCAAGCGCTCCCGCTGCGCCAATGCCCGCGCTCATCATTTGCGCATTAGCCGCCGCTTGTGCATTATATACGCTCTGGTCGTATTGACCTTGCGCAGTAACCGCACCTAACATATCCGCGCCTTGCCAGTTAGCTAGCTGTCCGGGCTGAGATACGCCAACCGCAGGTAAATTAGCCGTATTAAGTTGAGCGCCTGTTCTTAGCGCTTGCAAAATATTAAGCGGATTCTGTTGAACCGCTTGATTCTGCGCAAGTTGCTGATTACTTGCCGCGTTACTCATTTGCCCGCTTTGCAATTGCTGATTATATAGTTGTGAAAGCTGCTGGTTATTTAAGTTAGCGTTAGCCATAGCAGCGTTATATTGCTGCGTTTGCGCGTTATTTGTTGACGCTTGGTTGGATGTGTCCATACCAAAGCGTTGACCAACGGCT